GTGGTCTACACACTGATCTATAAGTGAGACGGCTTGAATCAATCGAAATCTTCCCTCCTCAATCTTAGCAACGCGATGAGGCTCCTGCTTGATGAAAATACGGATGGGATCAGCTCCACCATAGGTTAAGCGATGCTCCACCATATACCACAAGTGTACCACGCGTTGTGGATCGGGGATGCCCTCAATAACTCCGAGAAAATCGCCAATGGTGGCGAAATTCCTACAAAGAGGATATCCGGGGCTCGATTTGAAATTCAATTTCGAAACGATGCGTTCGAATTGTGTTTGCTTACCAAAGTCCTCAGGAAGAGGTCTAATAGCAGGCGCCAGTTGTTCCATTGTCCAAAGAAATGCTTTTTCCATCAAGGCGTTTGGGGGTCTATCACCGCAACAAGACATCAACTCTGAATGGATCGTTAAACTTTCGAGTTCAGCTGATCCGCCATGAGTTGGGAGTCCAAAACTAGCTTGCGCAATTTCTGCCTCCTCCGGGCAGACTTCGACAACCCGCCGGTTAACGGCGAGCGGCCTTCCGGGATTACCGAGGGGACGGACTCGGTCGATGACTCGGATCCGGTCTGTTCCACACTTGGAGCAGGTATGGAGGGCTTTGGTTGGTTGTTGGTCTCCGAGGCCGCTAACCAGTTTTTTGTCACATTCATGATCAAAGTCTGGTTAGCTTCAGCGGACTCAAGCATCAACTCATAAATCTCATCCATTTCATCTGCCCAAGGTCTCTCGGCAATTGGTCCCGGCTTAGCCAGTTCCTTAGCGAGGTATTTGCGCTCAGCGTCTTCGAACTTTTCCTTCTTCGTTGCAGCAGAATAATCATTTCCGGCTCTCTTCATATTGAAATGGCGTCCGTTGACCACAAAATCCTGTTCGATGGGAGCTGCCAAACCGGCATAATCTGCCGATCCCTGACGCTCAACCTCCTCAACTGGACTCTCATATTCAACTAACCAAGCCTCAATAAAAGAGGCGGAATATCCAAAATTCGGTTTGTTAGGCCCCTGGCCTCCCACATGAACACCCAGAAGTCTTCCACCAACATCATAGGCGCAACCGGAGCATCCTGGCATGGTAGAACCGTTGAAATCGATTCCTCCATAGAGTTTGCTCAACTCTGCAGCACCATAAGCGTGAAGACCATCAGGATCAGTGACTTTAGTAAACGCCAACTCTTTCATGACAGAAGGTTTAGCCAAGCCCAACCTGGACCATTCATCAGCCGTCAAACAGACGGCGACCAAATCAGTCGCAATGGCTATAGGCTCAAAGCTATTATCCAAACTGCCCTTAAAAGAGGCGAACTTAGCCGCGGCTAGGAAAACATGTTCTGGAAGCACCGCATACTGACGTAAGCGGACAAATCCTCCGACAATAGTTCCTGTCGCATTGTAAACTATCCCTTGATATTTAGGGACATTTCCTCCTGGGGTCAAAGGCGAGCCCGCGTTAGCAGACTCAACCATAAAGGGGCCAGAAATTCCTTTAGAAACATCTGACTTCCTTCTCACCATCCACTCAAATACGTAATCGATTAGCCTGTTCTTCAACAAGCCCATCTGACGAAATAGCCAAAACACTAGGGGGCTCATAGCTATCCCTAAAAGGAACAGAAACTTGCCAACACCAAAAGACGTCAAGAGGCCGAGGGGAAACTTCCACTCA